AAATACGACTATCTAGTGAAGCGGGAAGTGTATCTATAGTACCGTAAGCATCTAAACCTTCTAATGCAATAGTAGATGAAGCTAGTGATACAATGTATTCTGAAGTAGTACTAGCAGAAGACCATTTCTTAACTAACCAATTGTAGATAAGTAATGAACGACCACCTGAAGTATTAGGATAATTCCATATAACAATGTTTCTAATTGGGTCTACAGCAGCACTAATAGTATCTTGTTGTGCTAAAGCCATGTTTTCGTAAAAGTATTCGTCTACCTTATCGTTACCAATGTTATATACATTAGTACCGTCACAACCATAAAAACCGTCATCCGCTAAGAAGTATGTGTTAGGTCCATACTGTGTAACTGAACCTGGTGTATTACAACCTAGGTTTCTTGAGATAGCGTCAAACTGGAAGAATAATGGTGAACCAATATATGACATGCGGTAAATAGCACGTTCTAATAAAACAATACCAAATTCACCGCCTGTAATGCCAGTAATGTTTCCACCTTCTGCTATAATTTGATAGTCGGCTTGTGAAGCACCGCCTGAAGTCCAGTCAGTTTCATCATTAATGTCTGACCATTGGAGTTTGTTAGGTGTGCCACTAATGTTAGCAGCAACTACAAAGTCTCTTACTACTGTAATAAATTTAGCTAAAGGAGCTGTAGCAGATACGTCTGCAAAAGCTGTAGAAGTACCTACATACCATGCTTGTATTTTAGCTGTGTTATTAGATGCTAATATTGCTTGACCAAACTGTGTAAAACTCCAGCGTTCAACACTAGAATAATTACCTGACTTACTTACATTTGTTAAAGCTGCAGTAGCTGGATTAAACTTAAATAGTTTGGTAGCACCACCTGCAAATAACTGTGTTTCTAAGTTAAACTTAGCTGCAGTTACGTTGTTTAAGTCTTCACTAGCTGCACTAGAATAGTCAGCAGATAATGGAAATGGACCATAACCTATTGTTAGTGGATAGACGTTATTAGCCTCTAATAAAGCGTTTGCTGTTGTAGGCTGGTCTGGTAGCCATTCTGTAAAAGCTATTCTTTGCGTAGGCATTCATTTTCCTTAAACGGTTACTTCATCCCAAGATGTTGTTGCTTCGTTCCAAGTATATCTTTTATCATCTGTAGGCATATCTACAGGTGCTTTCCATTGTGCTTTATCCTCATCTAATAACCATGAGTTATATGGTTTAGGTGCAATAAAAGCATCTAGTGTTTCATCATAAGTGTAACCTACACCAGCATAATTCTTACGAATGTTGCCGTTATATGATGTTTGTTTCCATGTTCCACCTAAAAGGTTAGAGCAGAAAGCAATACCAACATTTTCATCTTCAATACCTTGTTCATTAGCAGTATCTTTATTAGATACCACTATGACTTGTGTTACTACATTATTTTCTAAACGGGCAAAATGAGCCATAATATTTCCTTAATTAAAATTATGCTAAATATCTTACTATAACAACGCCAGCATATCCAGCAGTTGGTGAACCTCCGTTACTTCCAGAAGCACCTCCACCTGAACCAAATGATGTTGAACTTGTTGCATTGGTAACTTCTGATGCACCATTACCTGTTCCACCATTACCAGCACCTGTGCCTCCTGTGCCTCCTGTTCGTGTTCCACCACCTGTGTTTTTATTAGCAGAACCACCACCACCTGAACATATTACAGTCATTCCTGATAATGATGTAAAGTTTCCTGAAGTTAAATTAGAGTCAATAGTAGTTAAAGTATAACCAGCACCACCATTACCACCTGTTGCTGAAGTAGCAGATACTACAGAACCATTACCACCTATTGCAGTAGCACCACCACCGCCTCCGCCACCAAATACATTAGTGCTACTAGCACCAGTTCCCCCTGCAAAAGTATTAGCTCCTGAAGCTGAACCACCTGCTTGACCATATCCACCACCACCGCCTGAACCACCAGCAGAACCTGCAACAGGTGAACCACCTCCAACACCACCTTTACCACCACCAAGTGATGTAACAGATGATGCAAAACTAGATGTATTTCCTGAAGTATTAGAAGCACCACCAGCACCAATTGTAATTGTATAATTGGCTGGAGATAAATACACATAACTTAATATATCTAATTCACCAGCACCGCCTCCACCAGCACCGTCAGAATTACCTCCACCGCCACCACCAGCAGATATAACTTGAACATAGCCATCTCCTGAAGCAACTGCTAATGTTCCTGAAGATGTAAATACATGGTATTTATATGCTCCAACTGTTTTTATTTCATTACCACCTGTAATAGATGATGATGAAGCTGTGATTATTCCAGCTAATGTTCCGCTTGCAGTAAATGTATGTATTGTGTTTCCACCTGATGATGTTACAGTTCCGCCTGTAAATACTTGTGAGCCAGCGTATGAGATAATAACTGTTCCAGAACCGCCTGCACCACCTGCACCATAACTACCACCACCTGCTCCTCCACCGCCACCTAAAGTAGCAGTTCCTGATGTACCTGCACCTCCTGATGTAGCATTAGCGTTACCGCCACCACCTGCTCCTCCAGAGCCTACAGTTCCAATACCTCCACCACCACCGCCACCTGCGTAAGTGATAGAACTTCCTGAAATACTAGATGCAGTTCCTGCTCCACCGTTACCGCCTGATGATGAGCTACCGTTTGCACCTACAGCAGAAGCTCCGCCACCACCACCACCGCCATAAGCACCACTTGCGTCAAAAGCAGTACCACCGTTATTACCTTGTCCTGAAGTGCCTGTACCAAAGCTAGAGCCTTCACCAGCTCCACCACCTGAACCTCCATTACCTGCATTAGTTGGTAATCCATTTTTACCACCGCCACCGCCACCTGTAGAAGTAATTGTAGTTAAGCCAGTACCTGATAAAACAGAATTAGAGCCATTAGAACCTGCATTGTCACCACCACTAGCTCCACCTGAACCACCAGCACCAACAGTAACTACATAGGTTGCACCTGAATAAAGTGTAGTAGATGACGTTAAAAGACCACCAGCACCGCCACCGCCACCAATGTTTGTTGCAGCTCCACCACCACCAGCCACTACTAAATAACTAGCTGTTACAGGTGTAAGAGGGCTTAATGTGCCTGAAGATGTGAATGTGTGTATTTGGTTACCACCTGAAGTAGTAAGAGTGCCGCCTACAAATTTAGGTGTAGCAGATGTGTAAGATATGATGATTATGCCTGAACCGCCTGTGCCACTGTTACCAGAACCAGCTCCACCACCACCGCCACCTGTATTAACTGTTCCACTGCCTCCAGTTGTAGTGCTTGCGTTACCACCTCCACCAGCTCCGCCAGTTCCTTGTGTAGCTGAAATTCTAGTGTCAGCACCTCCGCCACCACCACCTGCATAAGTTACAGATGAACCTGATATGGATGAAGCAACACCCGCACCGCCATTACCACCAACTCCAGTTGAACCTGAAGATGTGCCATTGCCACCTACTGCTCCTGCACCACCGCCTCCAGCACCAACTTGATAAGTTGTTGAATTAACAGTATTGCCGCCTGCATAACCTTGACCAGCAGTTCCTGCTCCACCAGTGTAGTTAAAAGCACCACCTGCACCACCACCAGAGCCACCTGAAACAGAAGAAGATGTATTAGCAACACCAGCACCACCACCTATTGATGTTATGGTAGTAAGCCCTGTGCCGCTTAAAACTGAATTAGAACCTGAATTGCCTAATCCTTCAGCAGTGGATGCTGCACCTCCAGCCCCTACAGTAATTGTATATGTAGTAAGTGTAGATAATGTAATAGCACTTTCAGCAGATGCTCCTCCGCCTGATGTTCCAGCAGAAGTTCTAAAACCACCAGCACCACCTCCTGAACCACCAACCACATTAGTTTTACCGCCACCACCACCACCTGCTATAACTAAAAAGTTAGCAGATACTTTAGTTTTATCTGCGGACGATAAAATACCATATGCTCTGGCTGCTTGAACTGCTAGGCGTGATAATAATGACATTAACTAATTCCTATTTGAATTGTGTTTGTGCTGCAAATACTGTGAATGCTGCTGATCCTGTTTTAACAATTGTATATGAGTAAGCATCTATACCTGAAGCATTACCTGAAGTCCATGCTGTACCACCTTGATATTTAGGAGTTACAGATGTACCGTCAATAGTGACTGCGTTGTTATAGTAAGCTGTAGCACCTTGAGATACTAGGAATACTAATGTAATAGCTTGACCTGTTGACATAAGAGTATCTAAAGATGTTGAACTGTTAGCTCTAAAGTTTACTGTCCAGTTAGCACTTGCTGATGTTGTATAGTATAACACAGACTGTGTTGTAGCATCATAGTTAATAGTGCCTGTAGCCGCAGTTGCTGATACAGTTGTAACTTCTGCTGCATCTTGGAATACTGCACCTAATGCTGTTGTTGAGCCTGCAAATGTTTGAGTAGCTGTAAATGACTGTGCTGCATTAGTAACTGCTGTATTAGCGTTATATGCTTGTACGTTTGTACCAATAGCAAGACCTAATGAGCTTCTAGCTGAAGCAGAAGTAGTAGAACCTGTACCGCCTGCTGCAATAGGAATAGAGTCACCACTAACACCTGACTGTAAGTCACGAATTTGAGCCATGAGTGTTCTAATAGCATTGTTAATACCTGAAGGTGCGCAACCCTCATCAATATTAATACCTGCAATATCTGTGTTTAAGTTTGCGCCAGCACTTGTTGAGTCGTACTGACTAATTTTATCTTTTGCCATTTTTTACCTCGTAATTAAATTTGTGACCATGTATCGTTACTTGAACTTGATGCTGTCCATGTATCTGAACCAAAACTTACGTCAGTCCATGAACTACCACCTGCTGTTATTACTGTCCAAGTATCACTACTTGGTGTTACGCCAGTCCATGACTCTGAGCCTGGAGTAACTGGTGACCATTCTTCACCTAATATTGTACCTGACGCTATAATTGTAGCTAATGCTGAAATATTACCAATACCGTAAAATATTGCATTTGGACTGCATGATAACAACGCTTCTGCTGTTATATTAGCTTCACCTGAATATAATACGCCACCAATTGCTGTGACTGTAGCAATGCCTGTTATATCTGCTTCACTTGTTCTAATGCGTATGCCATCAGATACAACTGTTGCATTGCCTGTAATAGTACCTTCACCAAATTGAACTCTAATACCATCTGCTAAGACTGTAGCAGTAGCTGTAATAGTTCCACTAGATGAATATATAGCATATCCTGTAGCATCTACAGTAGTTAAAGCTGTTATATCTGCTGCACCTGCTATAACTTTAATGCCATTAGCAACAACAGTAGCTATGCCTGTAATGTCAGCACTACTAAATGTAATTCTAGTAACATTAGCTTCT